ATATTTAAACAACTATAATCACGAATGGAATGACCAAAATGTTGGTGATGGATTTGGTAGTGGTATAGACTTAAATGGAGATACAGATGCTGTTGTATATCCACTTATAAGTCCTAAATATAGGTTTATATACGACTCAACTACTCCTCCTCCACAACCACCAGAAAACACTAAAAATATTGGAGACTCTACTTATCCGAGTCAAACGGCTGGTGTCCACCCAGAGGATTTAAAGCCAGCAATTAGATTGTTGCATATAATAGAAGCTATAGAAGATAGATACGATGAGATAACATTCTCAAGGGACTTCTTTAACAATACAGACTTTACTGAGTTGTATATGTGGTTGCAAAGAGAGAATGGCACTATATTTGAAGCCGCTGGAGAAAGTACTGTAATTGCTGGAGATTTCGCAATAGATGCAGAATTTCAAGACTGTCCTTCTGATTACGTTAATGTACTTGATAAGTCTTTTACCTTTACAGCTATAAATTTATCTAATGACATTATAAATTGTCAAGCAGAGCTGACGGTTACTCCGTCAAGCTCAGAAGAGTATGAAATAAAAGTTATTGATACCAACACAGGTGATGTTCTTTATAATGAAGCAGGCTTAACCACTACAAAAGTACATATAATAAATCTTGATGGAAATGGTCTTTCCAGTAAGTCTTATAATATACAAGTACAAATAACTAAGCCAGAAAGCAGTACATTGACATCTGTAGATGTGGCTTGGGAAACTGTTACTACTTATTTTTTTGGTTTAGCTACTCCTTGCACTAACAGCAAAAACTTTAGCATAACATATCCATTAAACTTAGTATCTGACATTATTATAACGGATCATATACCAGATATGTATATTATAGACTTCCTTACTTCTATTTGGAAGATGTTTAATCTTACTGCTTATATTAATGATGATGGAGTTATTGTTGTTAAGACATTAGATGATTTTTATGCTACTTATAATACATACGATATAACTAAGTATGTTGATGTTTCTAATTCTACTGTAGAGAGAATGCCCTTATATAACGAGATTGAATATAAATTCAACACTCCTGTTACATTCCTTGCGAATGAATTTAAGGATAGAAATAATGCTGAGTTTGGTTCTGAAAGATTTAAGGTTGTTTATAATGACCAATACATTGATGGAGAGACTTACTTAACGACTATACCTTTTGAGAAAGTAATCTATGAAAGACTACAAGACTTAGCTGATGATGTATACACAAATTCTTGCTATGGCTACTTTGTAGACAAAGATGAAAATACAGTAAAGGGTAGTCCATTGATATTTTATAGAGTATTACAAGGTCAAGGAGCAAAGCCATTATACTTAAAAAACTTTACTGATACTGGTTACATATCATTAGCTAATTATGTCAGAGCAAGTAACGTAAAAGCGGATGGCAGTCAAACATTAAACTTTGATCAGGAGAATGATGAGTTTAATTTAGTATACAATGCTGAATCATTGTTTTCTAACTTTCACAATAATTACATATCATCTGTGTATGATTATAGAAACAGAATAACAAAACTTGAAGTTAACTTAGGTATGAGTGTTCTTAGTAATTACAAATTAAACGACAGATTTGTGTTTGGCAGAAAACAATATAAGATTAACTCAGTAACATCAAATTTAACTACTGGTAAAAGTCAAATAGAACTAATAGAAGACTTATGATTAAAAATATAATAGACTTACTTAATTCTTCTGACTGGTATGTTGGAGATGAGGACATAGATATAGCAAAAGGAAAATATCAAGCTCCTAAGAGCTTGAAGGAAATGAGAACAAGTATAAAACGTAACACATACAAGGGAAATGGCGGAAACTAATATTAAAGTATTAAAAATTGAAGTAGACACAGGTACTGGTGCATTAAAGGTAAATGGTGTTACTAAAAGTATAGAGGAAGCAACTGCGGCCACCAAAGAGTTTGCAGTTTCTGCTGGCAAAATGAAAAAATCTACCGTAGATCTTGGCTCTTCTGCTGGTATTGCTGGTGCTACTGTTAATGAACTTGGTAGGTTTATTTCTGATTTGCCTTTTGGTATAACAGCAGTAACAAACAACATCTCTCAGTTAGGTAGTATGTTTACAATACTTGTTCAAAAAACTGGTAGCGTAAGTTTAGCCTTTAAATCTTTAATTCAAACTTTAAGGGCAAGTCCAGCTCTTGTAGCTCTACTTGCTTTTCAAGCAGCCGTAGCTGGATTAGAATTTTGGGCACAAAACTCAAGAAAAGCAACTAAGGCAACAGAAAACTTAAATAAATCTGTTGGAGAGGCTGCTACTGAGTTAAAGATTGCAAGAGATATACTAAATGATTCAAGTGCATCTTTAAAGCAAAAGGAAAGTATATTATCTGAAGTAAATAAAAAATACAAAGATTTTAATCTTACTTTAGATGAAAACGGAATAGCCACATCTGAATCAACCGCTGCTTTAAACGAACAAATAGCTGCCTTAGAGAGAATGGCAAAATCTCAAGCTATTGTAAATCAAGTACAAGCTCTTTACGGAGAAATAGCGATACTTACAGCTAAAACAGGTACTGAAGTAGCTACTTTTTGGGATCAGCTTGCAGCAAGAAGTAGAGCAACCTCCTTATTCCCTGCTTTATTTGGATTTGGCGGAAATACTAAAGAAGCTATAGAAGAAGAGGGAAACAAAACAAAAGAACAATTAATAGCGAAAACTCAAGAGACTATAGATGCTTTATTAAAGCAATTGGAAGTATTATTTAAAGAGAACCCAACAAAAGACCCTGCTAAAAAGTCATTAGAAGACTTTAACTTAATGCTAATTAAATCTCAAATTGAATATTTAAATTCCGTTAATGCTATAACAGAAGAGTCTAAAATTAGGAGAATAGAAGGAATAAACGGTCTTAAATTAGAAGAGTTAAAAATATTAGAAGATGCTGCTATTGAAAAAGCTAAGAAAGAAGGAAGAAGTAATAGCGATTTACTTTTAATACAAGAGTCGTATCAAAATAAAAGAGTTGCCTTAGTAAACAATGGTAACAAAGATATTCTTGATGCAATGAAAAGTTTTAATACTAAATTAGAGCTGGACACTCAAGATTATGCAGATGACAAGCATTTAGATGCTATGCTTGAGACTTTATTGCCTACAAAAGTGCAATTAGAAAATCGTGTCAAGGATGTTGTTAAAGGTCTTGCTGATTACCAAAAGAAAAGAGAAGAGTCAGAAGATAATGGTAATAAAGCTGTAGCAAAATTAAGAGAAGAAGATAAGCTTGCGGCTATATATGCTTTCCAAGATTTATCTAATGGAGTTTTTGGTGTTATGGATGCTTCTTTTCAAAGAGAAATAGATTTAGAACGAGACAAGACTAATAAGATAAATAATGAATTAAAAGAGAGACTTGCTAACGAGAATTTATCTGCTGAGGAGAGAAAAAATATACAAAAGAAAATAGCTGGAAATGATGAAGAATTAAGAAAAAAGCAAGAGGCTATAGAAAAAAAGAAGTTTAAGCTAAACAAAGCAGCAAGTATAGCTAATGCTACTATAAATACTTACTTAGCGGCTTCAGCAGCATTAAAAGACCCTGCTCTATCTACTTTTCAAAGAATAGCCTCAATGGTTGCAATTATTGGTAGCGGTTTAGCTCAAGTGGCTATGATTGCTAAACAAAAGTTTGTTTCAAGTCAGTCTGGTTTATCTGGAACTGGTGCTGGAGGTGCTGGAGGAGGTGCAGGAGTTCAAGCTCCAGACTTTAATATAGTAGGTCAGTCTGCATCAAATCAATTAGCTGAAGCAGTTAAGGGACAATTAAGTCAGCCAATAAAAACTTATGTAGTATCTAAAGATGTATCTACCGCACAAGAAATGGAAAGAAACATTATAGGCTCTGCAAGTTTAGGTTAATTAAAACAAAAAGTAAACTAATAAGTTACCATAGTATGAAAACAATTGAACTTTACATAGACGAAGAGAATGAGTTTAGCGGAATAGAAGCTATCTCTGTTGTTGAAAACCCTGCTATAGAAGAGGACTTCATTGCTTTGAAGAAGCACGAAGTCCAATTAGCTGAGGTAGATGCAGAAAAGAGAATCCTTATGGGGCCTGCTCTTATACCGAACAAACAAATATATAGAACTAATGGTGAAGAAGAATATAATATCTTCTTTAGTGAAGATACTGTCAAGAAGGCTTCAGAGTTGTTTTTATCAAGAGGTAAACAGAACAATTCAACATTGGAGCATCAAGTAGACATACAAGGACTATCCGTAGTAGAATCTTGGATTATAGAAGATACTGATATGGATAAATCTAAGAAGTATGGTCTTAGCTTACCTAAAGGCACCTGGATGGTTTCTGTAAAAGTAAACAACGATGACATTTGGAACAACTATGTGAAAGAAGGCAAAGTGAAAGGCTTCTCTATAGAGGGTTTCTTTGCTGATAAGTTAGATGGCCCAAAAGAGTCCGTAGAAGAAGACTTCTCGTCAGATGAGTTGGAAGCTATAGCTACTTTATACGACTTAGAAGATGCTATGTTATCTTCTTATGGAGAAGAACTTGAATCATATGCTGACTATCCAGAAAGTGCATCAAACAACGCTAAAAGAGCTTTAAAATGGAAGGAAGAGAATGGGACTTCTTGTGGGACATCAGTAGGTTGGAGGAGAGCCAGTCAACTGGCGAACAGACAACCACTAAGCCGATCAACAATAGCAAGAATGGCATCATTCAAGAGACACCAACAAAACAAAGATGTTCCTTATTCAGAAGGTTGTGGAGGAATTATGTGGGATGCTTGGGGAGGAACCTCTGGAGTTGAATGGGCTATATCTAAACTTAAAAGTATAGACAATGATTAACGGCTGGGAAATTAGTATAGGATTTTACCCAGGCATATTATTTGGAGTAAGAAGCTACGATTATAATGAGACAAATACAACCGACCACGTTTTGTATTTGCCTTTTATAGATTTATGTTTAACAATATACAGAGAAGAAAATGCTTAATACTTCATTTAAAGTACACGCACATCAAACTACTGATGCAATAAGAGAAACCTTTAATATAGAAGAGGGAGCTATGGTTACTACTGAAAGTGGTATATGGCAAGTATACAATAGTGCTTGGAGAAAGATATATCCGCAATCAGGAATAGGTAGTGGTTTAGGTTGGACAAGATATGATGACGGTGCTTTTACAGAGGCTTCTAAATTGACCTTAGCTGATGGTGTGTCTATTGAAATGCCAAATAATGCAGCTTCTGTTTATAGAAGTTATGAAGGTATAGATTACTATAACGGTATAACAAGAAAAGTATTAGCAGACAATCTAAACGATGTTTATGTAATGACTATTGTATTTAAGTGTTCTGCCCCTAATGCTAATCAAACATTTTTAAGGCTTCAGTTAGACGCTACAAATGGAACACCTTATGAAAGGGTTGGTGTAGATATACCATTCCCTAAAGGTAATGATACTGCACACGAGTTTCACCAAGTATTCCAATACTATGCTGACCAAAACTTTGTAGACAATGGGTCTAATTGGAAAATAGTAGCGTCAGGCGGTGCTGCTCAAGTTTGGGATATTGTTTACTTCATACAAAAAACACAAAGCTATGCATAATAAAATGAAAGCCACTCCAAGTAGAACAAGTCCAAAGTCATCCAAGAGAGGATGCCTTTGTAAGAACGGAACCTACTCAACTAAATGCTGTAAAGGAAATATGATTAATCAAGGAATAGGAAATATAACCAAAATATCAGAATAATGTTCAAAAGCAAGAAAAGTAAAGCAAAGAAAGAGGAGGCTCCTAAGCCTTTGCTTGAAAAAGTAGAAGTACAAGAAGTTAAGAAAGATGACGGAGTAAGAGTCATCACAAGAAGCAACGGATAGTTAAAAATATAACAGTTCGTTGTATTTCAGTTATCATAACATATTTAGTAAATAAATAACCCAATTAATATGAACGCAAAAGAAATCGTTGACAAATTCAAGGAGATTCTGCTTTCTAAGCCTGAAGAAGTAGCTACTGAAGCTATTGAGGTTCAAGAAGAAGTAGTTTTATCCGAGCAGGAGCAAGAGGTTTTAGCTGAAGATATGCCAGAAGGTGCGGCAGAAGACATCGTAGAAGATGTTGTTGAAAGCGAAGACAAGTATGCTACTAAAGAAGAGTTGGCTCAAGCAATGGCTGAAATGAAAGCTATGTATGACCAAATTATGGAATCTATGAGTACGGAGGAGCCTAAAGATGCTCCTGCTGAGTTAGCTGATGAGGCTACTGAGTTATCTGCTCAAGAAGAAGTAAAAGAATTAACTCACTCTCCAGAAGAAGTGGTTGGTTCAAGAAATTTAAACTTGTATGCTCAAAAAAGAGCCGCTACTACATTTGACTTAGTATTATCTAAAATCTCTAAATAAACAAAATGGCAACTAACACATCTATCACTACTACTTACGCAGGTGAATTTGCTGGAAAATATATTTCTGCTGCATTATTATCTGCTTCTACCATTGAAAATGGTGGAATTGAAGTAAAACCAAACATCAAGTACAAAGAAGTAATCAAGAAGATTGCTACTGACGATGTACTTAAAAACGCAACTTGTGACTTTGATCCTACATCAACTGTTACATTAACTGAAAGAATCATCCAACCAGAGGAGTTCCAAGTTAACTTACAATTATGTAAGAAAGACTTCCGTTCTGACTGGGAGGCTGTACAAATGGGAGTTTCTGCTTTTGATAGCTTACCTCCATCATTTGCTGATTTCTTAATCGCTCACGTTGCTGCTAAAGTAGCACAAAAGAACGAAACTAACATCTGGTCTGGAACTAACGCTACTGCTGGTGAGTTTGACGGATTAGTAACTTTAATGACTGCTGATGCTGATGTTAATGATGTGGTAGGTACTACTGTAACTGCTGCTAACGTAATCGCTGAGTTAGGAAAAGTTGTTGATGCTATCCCTGCTGCATTATACGGAAAAGAAGATTTATACTTATATGTATCTCAAAACGTAGCAAGAGCTTACGTTAGAGCATTAGGTGGATTCGGAGCTTCTGGATTAGGTGCTGCTGGTACAAACGCACAAGGTACTCAATGGTGGAACAATGGTTCTTTATCTTTTGACGGAGTTAAAATCTTTGTTGCTAACGGACTTGCAAGCAACTACATCGTAGCTGCTGAAAAATCTAACTTATACTTTGGTACAGGTTTATTATCTGACCACAACGAAGTAAAAGTTATTGATATGGCCGACATTGACGGATCTCAGAACGTGAGAATCGTAATGAGACTGACAGCTGGTGTACAATACGGAATCGGTTCAGACATCGTTCTTTACACTCCTGCATAAGTAACACTTAAATAAAAATAAAGGGTAGGTAAGCCGTAAAGCCTGCCTACCCTTTTTTAATTAATCTATAAACAAACAAAAATATGGCCTGCGATTTATCATTAGGAAGAATTGAGCCTTGTAAAGATTCAGTAGGTGGTTTAAATGCCATTTACTTTGTAAACTTTGGGGACTTAGGTGCCATCACTTATGATGTTACCAATACTGATGTTATTGATGCGATTGCTGGAACTCCAAGTGCTTACAAGTATGACATTAAGGGGACTTCAACATTCACACAAAACATCCAATCAGACAGAGCTACTGGTACTACTGCTTTTGAGCAAGTATTAGAAATCACTTTAAAGAAATTAAGTGTAGCTGACCACAACGAGTTAAAATTATTAGCATACGGAAGACCTCACGTTATCGTTGAAGATTACAACGGAAACTACTTCTTAGCTGGATTAGAACACGGATGTGATGTAACTGGAGGTACTATCGTTACTGGTGGTGCAATGAATGAATTAAGTGGATACACTTTAACACTTACAGGAATGGAAAGAGTTCCTGCTAACTTCTTAGGAGATAC